ATTGAAGCGCAGTCCAGACCGCGCCGATGCGCTGGCATTGACATGGGCACCAGCCCGCAAAGTGATTATACAAGGCGTCTCGTTCTGATAGAGAGAGCTTAATGATTGAAAAAAACCTGCTTGGGCGAATGCTGGCCTACGTAACGCGCGCTAAAAACTATGCTGCGCAATACGAGCCACGCGAAAAAGCGCAGTCAACCCGCAACATATTCGACCGCGTGCTGCGGGCTCAAGGGCAACACGACGAACACGACAACCTGGAGAGCGTCGACACGGACGCGGCCTACAAGTTGGCTATGTGCTCTGAATGGGTGTACAGCGACCTCAAGCTGATTGGCGACCGCGTGGCCTCGACCAAGTTTGAGGTCAAGCAGCGCAAGGGCGACGAACTGGACGACCTGGGCTACCACGCCTTTGAGGACTTGTGGGCGAATCCGCAAGGCGTCTATTCCAGCGGGCTGCTTTCGCGTTACCTGACATGGTGGCTTAACTTGCGCGGCAACGCGTTCATGTTTGTGGTAACGCCGACGTTTGGTGCAGGCGAGCCGACAGAGTTGCAGCCGCTCATTGCCAGCAAGATGCAACCGCTACCGGCGACGATTCACCAGAGCAAGGTCACGGGTCGACCGATTGTGGACTATGACTACAAGTTGAACCCGCTAGCACCAACGCGGCTGCCTGGCGAGCACGTCGTGCACTTTCGCAATCCGAACCCGTTTGACTACTGGGAAGGGCTGTCGCCGCTGAATGCCATTATCACAACGATAGAGACGGACATCAGCGCGCGCCGGTGGCAACGAAACTTTTTCCGCGATGACAACGCAGTACCGCTGGCCGTGGTGTCACTGGCCAGCGAGCTGGGCGATAGTGACTATCTGACGGCTGTGGCCGACATCAAAGACCGCATTGCCGACGGCAACCGGCTATTATTCGCCCGCGCGGGTGACATGAGCGTTGAGGCTATCCAGCAGACGCTACAGGACTTGGAGTTTAACGTCTCGCGCGAGTTCAACAGAGAAGCTATTGACCGGGTATACGGCATACCGCAGGGCCTTGTGTCGGGCGGATTGTCGGGCGACTCGCGGCAAGCGGCCGAGATCACCTTTGCGCGCAACTGCATTCAGCCGCTGCTGGACTACATGGCAGACGAATTGACGGCCAAAGTCGCGCCGTTCTATGGCGAGGGCATCGTCATCACAGCGCCGAACGTGATCCCGCAGGACCGGGCGTTAGAGCTACAGGAATACCAGACGTATGCCATGGACCGCACCATCAACGAGAACCGCAGCGTGTTAGAGATGGACGACTGGGAGCCGCCCAAGGGCCTGGCCGAAGCGATGGCCACTGACCTGGACTTGACCGTGTTGGCCGGTGTGCCGGTGCGCATTCTGGACATTGTGGCGACGCGCAAGCGCCGGCAAGAGGCGTATGGTGACGACTCGCCAGAGCAGGGCGGCGCGGAGCAACCCGAGACGACGGGCGAAGAGGAAGAGCCGGAAGGCCAGCCAGGCACGCCGAGCATGGCGGGACAGCAAGCGCCAGAGCAACAAGTCAACGAGGCGGCGCAAAAGGCGGCTATGCTGGGCATCGAAACCGAGATGGGGCGCTGGGAGAAGGTCGCGCTGAAAGAGATCCGCGAGGGCCGCAACCCGGCAGAGCGGGCATTCGAGAGCGACATCCTGCCGTTGGGCTTGCGGGAGGGCGTGGCTGAGGCGCTAGAGTTTGCCGATACGGAAGAGGCGGTAAAAGCCGCTTTCGAGGCGCCCTTTTTTCGTCAAGGCCGTCCGTGAGACGGCCAAAGGGAAACGCGACCCGAACGGCGCTGGCAAAGACGCCTGGGAAGGCCGGCTGATTCGGCTCTGGAACGTCGAGCTAAACGGGCAACTGAGCCGCATCATGGCGACGTTGGGCAACCCGCCAGATTTGAACAGGCTGGACACGTTCTTTTGGAGCGCGGAAGAGAAAGAGATTATTCGTGTCCTGCGACCCAAGCTGGAGCAGATGGCGTTAGAAGGCGCGGAGACAGCGTTTCGGCTGATACCCGTGGCCTTTGACTGGGCGCTAGTAGCAGACGACGCGGCGGCCTGGGCAGCAGAGCACGCAGCGCTGGAAGTGGCGCGCATTGGCGCAACGACACAACGGGCCATTCGGCGCAAGCTACAGACGTTTATCGAAACGCCTGGCATGACCATCGGCGACCTAACGGGCGAAATTGGCGCGATACCTAGCACAATTATGGACGAACTGACGAATTCGCTCAAGCCGATGTTTAGCAAGGTACGTGCGGAGGCGATAGCAGTCACAGAGGTGACGCAAGCCTATGCGGAAGGTGAGCGGCTATCGGCGGCGCGCTCGCGTGAACAGGGACTTGAGATAGAACATATCTGGCATACCAACAGAGATGATCTCGTGTGCAATCTGTGTGGTCCACTAGATGGATTGCCACAGAGCGAATGGGAAAGCGCTTCTCCCGGCACCGATTATCCGCCTAGACATGTTCGTTGTAGATGCTGGATTGGTAGTCGCTGGAAGGCCGTGCAATGACCGTCACGCTAGAAGTCCACGGCATCGAAAAAGTCGAGCGCGCGCTGGGCAAGCTAGCCGCAGGCCGCTGGATGCGCGGGCTACTCACGGCGGCGGTAGGCCACATGAAGTCGGCGGTGGCGGGCTATCCGCACGCAACGGCGGCCAACACGCCGCGGCCATTTGCGCCGGGCGCTGACAATCGCTGGTATGAGCGCGGCTACGGCCAACGCTGGGCGCGCAAGGACGGCAGTGTCGGCGGCAAGCGCACGTCAGAAGTGCTGGGCCGTTCATGGACGACGCAAGTGGCCAACGACGGCAGCTGGGGCAAGGTGGGCACCAAGGCGAGTTATTCGCCCTATGTGCAAGATGCAGATAGACAGGCGGGGTTCCACAAGGCGCGGGGCTGGACGACGATTCAGGAAGTTGCCGACAAGGAAGGCGACAAGATCGTCAAGGCGATGGAGCGCGAGATCGACAAGATTTGGGGGGGATGACATGGAGCGCACAAGGGAACGGATGTGGACGATTCGGCATAGCAATGACGAGGATGACACATACCACCTAGACGGCGGCTTGTGGGTGAAAGCATTTGACCAGCCAAGCATGGACGCAAGCAAATGGAGGCGCGCGCCTATTTGGGTGGGTGCAGAGGGGATGACGGTTGCCGAGGCCGAGGAGCTAGTCGTTGCGCTGCAAGAGGCGATTGAATGGCGCAAAGAGGCCGAGCGGGGGGGATGATGAACAAGCCATCACTAGAGCAGCACGTGTTCGCTATGGCGCTGGCCCTGGGCCTGAGCGCGATTGCGCTGGCCGTGTTGGGCGGCATTGCGGGGCTGATTGCGACAACGTTTCTGCGCTGGATGGGGTTGGCGTGAACTATCGCCAGTACGTAGGCAGCGAGGGAAAGTGGGACGCCATCGGCGCGGCGCAATTCTGCCGGCTGATCGAGCTGGGCTTGCGGGAGCACCACTACCTGCTAGACGTAGGCTGCGGGGCGTTGCGCGCGGGGCGGCTGTTCATTGTCTACCTGAACCGTGGGCGCTATTGGGGCATCGAGCCCAACGAGGAACTGGTGCACGCGGGCGTAACGCACGAGCTAGGGCAAACGATAGTTGACGCGCGCGAGCCGGTGTTTCTCACCGATGACACGTTCACGCTCAGCAAGACGGGGCGGCTGTTCAACTATGTGCTGCTCCACTCGATATGGACGCACGCGAGTAAGGCGCAGATTGCGCACTGCATGACGCAGATCGCCATGGTATTAGGGCCGCGGGGCATCGCAGTGGCGACGTTCCGTCAGGGCTCGAAGGACAGCGATGCAAAGGGCTGGACGTATCCCAACTGCGTACTCTATCGGCCTGAGACGCTAGCCAAGATGGCGAAAGCAGCCAAGCTGAAAGCGCAATTCCCGAGCTGGTCGCATCCAAACAGGCATCAATGGATGGTGCTGAGAAAATGACAATGGACAAAGCTTTCTGGCTGGCAGTACGCGAAGCGCTGCTCAAGCTGGTGGACGCCATCGAGCGCGCGCTAGAGATGGCTCCGACAACGAGCGACATACGGAGAGCGCACAAGCGCAGTCGCTAGACAATAGCATATCGGCACACCGTAAAGGATGGCCGCTTTTCCTGGGGATGTTCACACACCCTGGGGGGAGCGGCTCTTTTTATTGATTGGAGGACGTGATGGCAGACGAGGACAAGCACGAGGGCGACGTGACGGAGCCAGAGGCTGACAAGGTTGTGACGCCGGAGCCGATTGACGACCGCTACTGCGTCAAGGCGCTGGGCGGCAACCGGCTGGCGGGCTACCTGATTCTGTTCGGCGACGAAGACGCGCCGGACCTACAGGGGCAATGGTTCACGCCCGCGACCAAGGGCATCGACCAGATATTCCGCACTGTGGGCAAGCTGCCCGCGCTCTACCACCACGGCGCAAACAAGACGCTCAAGGCCACGCCGTTGGGCGTGACCGACATCATGGAAAAGGACAGCGTGGGCTGGTGGGTCGAGTCGCAAATGACGCTC